TTGACCGGCGTTGTCGTTGATCTTGCCAGGTCAGATTTTACCAAACTAAATGACCAGGGGTACATTGTGATGCACATATCCCTGATATCTGGGTAAAGTTCAGAGCATACATTTGCCTGGACAGTACCGTCACTAAAACTGGAAATGGTATTTTCACCGAGGAGAGTTAGTGCGTGACTGCATATCGTTACGTCTGTGTCATTGACCGCCACTTGTCTATCTCCAAATTAGTTGCCGGTGGGAAGGGGGAGTTTAAAAACCTGCCCACCGGCACTTAATCACTCCTAGTCGGAATCTGTCTCAGCTACGGCGGTCCCGTCCGAAATATCGACAACGGCCGAACTGTTACTTAGAACACTCACGATGTGAAGTGTGGGGGTATTGCTGTCCACGATGAACATAATATCCCGCACGTTTAAAAGTGTAGATGCGTTGTTAAAATAACCAGCGGTATTCACCGTAGCAATTGCATCAGCACTTGTGTAAGTCCAGACCTGTGGAGCAGATCCGGCTTTGCCACCACCTCCGATGAGGTTAAGGCCGTCTTTAGAATAAGCCATGTTCTATCTCCTATTATTCTCTGGCTGTGATTGAAACAATGCCGGTTGCATCAATAGCTATGGCACCAGCGGAAAGGACACAGTTTGTCAACCAGGACATTCTCTCTGGAACGTAATTAATTTCCGTTTTTGGAGAGATACCTTCAGCATAACCAACTGAATCTTTATGCCAGGCAAAGCAAGTTCTGTCAGAACTGCCATCAATTGCCAGGCCACCTTCGTCCATGTCACCAATCATGATGATCTTGAACCCAAGGAAGCTGTCAATGCGTCCATCTGTCATTGCTTTGTGAACAGTGTAGTCCTGACTAGCGGCTTTCTCTTCACTCAAAAGAGCGGAGAGTCCGTCTGCACTAATCGCCATATATCGGTCAGTGCTTGGTACGCTTTTGCCATTCATCAATCGAGCGGCCTCTAGCACTTTAGCAACATTAATATTAGTAGTTGATCCACCAATGCTGTTGGCCACTGTGAGTGAGGTGCTTGATGCGGCTAGTGCATCCAGAACAATCTGGTCTGCTCTGCGACCGATAGCTTTGCCGAGAGTTTGCGTTAGCTCGGAACGCTCATCAAAGTTGACCTTTGCCTGGTCAAACATGGATGTGTACTCCGGTGCGGCATAGTCGGTCAAAGTAGCAGTCACGTTGCTATGCGTTACATTTAAGGCAGACACTTGGCTCTGTGGAACAACCACTTGAGCTTGTGCAGATGCCAATTTAGGGAATTGGACAGTGCTGGAGTTTACCCCAGTACGAGTCCTGATCGTGCCAGCAAGTTTTCTCTCGCTCTGGTAAATGTGATGTACCTCGGCCTCGAACTGCTTCACGAATTGTTGTGATAGGCTATTTGCCATTTTACAATCCTCGTTAAAGTTAAAATTTAATCGCTCAACAGGTAGGACTAAATCTTAGTCGGCTGTTATAAAACCGACCGGCCTCTAACGAGGGTAGGGTCTATTTGTTTTTAGACACAAAACCTGTGTATTGTCAAGTAACTTAACACATCATATAGCGTTTTGACACTACTCTGGATAGACAGCGGCAAAGGCTTTCGACACTTTATTTCGATAAGCGGTATCCGTGTTATACCTAGGGTCAGCCACCATCTCACGCAACTCGCCCTCTGTCGGCAGAGCTTCGCTGTCCGGTGTTGTCTGCACAGGGATATCTTTCTCCCCGTAGTAATTGCGAAGCCGGTTAAGGGCACGGATACCATTTGCCGTTCCACCAAAGACCTTGAACTCTTCAAAATCTTCACCTGTCCAGGCACCTTGACGGACCAGACCTTCAGCCCACTTGACCAGGCCATTAGTGATCGCCTCGGCGTTTGGCCCTAGCTTGGACATCTCTGCATCCATGTCAAACTTTTCCTCTGGACCTTCCTGTTCTTCCGGCATTGTATCCAGTACCAGGCCGACAATGCTTTCAAAGTCATCCTGAGTAAGACCCCGATCCGATGCCATCGTTTTAAATTTGGTCATCAACTCATCGTCTTCAGCTATTTTGTCACTTGCAAACTTGAGATCGTAATTGCCATCTTCGGGAGCATCGTGCTTTCCACCGCGTAACTTTTTATAAAGTTCCTGTTGGCTCTTTGCTAGGCCCTCATAGTCAGCCCCTTTATCCTCATCCCAGAACCGATCTGGCAACCAATCGGGTCGCTCACCGCTGGCATTCTTATCAATGTGGTCAAGTTCCTCTTCGACCTCTTCTACCTCTTCTTCGACCTTTGCATTATCCAAAAGACCGGTTGGTTCTGTTTGCTCTTCAACTTGTGCTTGTGCTTCAGCCATCTGTCGCTCTCTCCGCTCTTAATAAAATTTCTCTGATTAAAGTGTTCTGGCCTTCACGAAAAAAACCATAGTCGGTGGTGTAGCCAGGTGCCCATGTAGGCTGATGGAGAAACGCTCCGCATAACCAATCCATGAGCTTTTGTCCGTCATCACTTTGAGATATACGGGCAATACACCGGTCAAGTTCAATCTGAAATCTCTGTGTCTCGTCCGGTGGCAACGGGCTCTCGGCGTTTACGCCTTCCCAGCCTGGGTGTGACATATCAATAATATCGGCCATTATTTTTTCTTGGTTTTCTTTTTAGGAAATCCAGCCTTCATGTTGGCGTATGCCTTGGGTGAAATTGTACTTTTACTTTTAGGCCGCGACTTACCGGCCTTACGCCTGGCATTAAGATTGGCGTATAAGCCTGGACGTTTTGCCATTACTTCTTGCCCTTTTTCTTCATCATTTTCATTGGTGCTTTTTTTGTCACCTTAACTGGCTTTTTTTTAGAACTGCTTCCGTATCCCATTCCTTTTGGCATTTTATTTCTCCTTGCTAAGTTTGTAAGATTTTAAAAGATTTCGGCCTTTGCTGACCGCCGAGGCTTTGTCACCACGGTGACCCCATGCCTCTAGTGATAATTTCAGTCGTGTCTTTTTGCCGTTCTTCATCAGTGGCCCGTTTGTTGATCCCATGCGTACCAGGAAGGAACCCTTTCTTCTTTTTTGCTGGGGTGTCTTCGCTGACTTTTTGACCGGTGCTTTGAGTGTACCGCCGGTCTGTGCCTTGTAGCTGGCTCGGCCTTTAGCATTTAATCCACCCTTTGGGTTCTGCCCCGCCTTGCGAGTCCATGCCGCACTCTTCATTGCGGCGGCATTTCTTCTGGTGGCATCCCTTGTTGCTGTTGCTGTTGCAACATCTGCCCGATTTGCTGTTCAAGCTCCTGGCGTTCTTCATCCGAAGTTCGTAAGCTGTTTGGGACTCCAAGTTTATTGGCCACATAGTCAGCGATAGCATCTTGCTTGACCGTGGCGGCGGCAACCGGCCCCATCTGTGTTGAGATTTGTGCCCATTGCATAACGTCCTGTATGTCATCAAGGTTTTGTGCTTTGGCCAGTGGCGACACGGGCGTGATCTTTACCTCCAGGCCGTTAATGCGTAGCGGTAAATTAATCAGACCCCGCTCGTCCATAATCTGCATAGACCGTCTAACCAGTGGGATCATGCACTCTCGGATTAATCGACCAAAGGCTGACCCCATATTGACGGACAGCAACTTCATTCGCTCGACAATCTCTGTGGCAGATCGTGCCGACATGGCATCAGATGGCAGACTGTCATCCATCAACGTCTGCTTAATAGCCATGCGTAAGTCTTGCAAAACAATCTGGGTCAGTTGGATATCACTAGCCCTGGGCAAAGGCTGAAGGCTGGGTCCACGGGCACCGCCATTGGATGCGACCGGTATGACGGCACCTGGAACTATACGAATTGATTGCGGGTTCAGAACACCGTCATCAACTGCCGTGAATATGCCTGAGATATTCAAGCTGGCGTTCTTCAAAAGCAACTCGACCGCCTTATTCAATGTCAAGATATCGCCCAGGCATTGTGTAATCGGACCACGGCCCATAATCTCACCGGATACTTTGCTGTACCTGGACACGACCCAGGGTGACAATTTCAACTTGCGATAGACCAAGATCATGTCGTCTTCGTTTTCAGTTTTATAGCAAACGTAATATCCGTAACCGCCCTCGTTGACATCGAGAATTGTGCTTTCGGTCAGGGTCACCATTTCCTGTGGCTTGTCTTCAATTAGCCTTTGCAATGTGTCCGGCAACTCGGCATCGTTCCAGATTTGCTGAATGTTCTCAGCGGCCACCAGCATTTTGCGAAATACATTTTCGACTGTGCCCTGGGGG